CTAAAGGTCTAGCTGCTTCTCGATGAGCGCTGGGATGTCCGGGCCGTCGCTGCGTATCCACTTACCATAGCGGCGCTGAATCATGGTGATCGTGGCGTGGCCAACGTGATTGGAGATCCAGTGCAGTGGCACCACACCCAAGGAAAGCAGCTGGCTGATGAACGTGTGCCGACACTGGTTAGGGCCACGGTAGCGAACGCCAGCGCGTTTAAGGTGGGTTTTCCAGAAGCGCTCACGAATGGCGTTCTCGTAGAAAGGCTCGTTGTTACGGGAATTTAAAAACACCAGGCGTAGCTTCTCTTTTCGCACCGTCCGGTTATCCCGGTCGACCACCTCGTAAACACGCGGCTCCAGTTTGCCGGTGATGGCATACTGCGCCTGCAGCGCCTCCCGGGCAGGTTTGAGCAGATGATGCACCCGGGTAGAGCGCTTGGTTTTCGTCACCTTGAAACGCCCCCGCACGACCGCCCGCCGATAGCGAATAATCCCCTTATCCACATCCAGTATGTCTTCCCAGGCAAGCGCCTGCGCCTCTGAAATGCGTGGCCCATCGAATAGGGCGAACTTGATCAGGTTCAACTCCTGCTCGCGTGTAGTTGGCGTGTCCAGGATCAGCTTGATCTCGCTGCGCGTGAAAGGGTCGGGATCTTCATCATCCGGCAAGCGAATGGTGATGCCGCTGGTGGGGTCGAACGACTTCTTATTGCGCGTGGCATAAAGCCGAAAGGTTTGCCGCATGATGCTGACGATCTCTTTGATCGTCTTGTTGGCCAGCGTGGCCGAGAGCTCCTTTTGAATCCACGACTGCAGCTCGATGTGGTCGATCGCATCCGCCTGCGCCTCGCCCCACTTCGGCCTGACGTGGGTTTCAGCCTTGGAAAGCACACCCCGGTAGCTGGAGTACGCTAGCTCGTTTTTCTTGATGGCCAGCCAAAGATCCAGGTAGTGGCCGAAACGGTTCTCAGCCAGGCGTCTGGATTCAGGAAAGTGGCGAGCGTAGTCGAACGTGCCGGCCTCGATCTCGTAGTTGATGATGGTCGCCAAGCGCTTTGCATGTTCGATGTTTTTCTCAGTCGCTGCACCAGGCAGCGGCTCGCGGCACAGCTCCCCCTCCCAGCGGAAATAGATGCGCACGGCGTTGCCGCGAACTTCAACCCCATCAGCCATGAAGCCCCCTTTGTTAAACTGTAAATATAAACAGTGTATTTCAGTTTGAAAGGGAGCGAAACGCCTTGCTTTCTTATACCGTTATTTTAGTCGATTGAATAAACCGCCGCGTAATGCGGCGGGAGAGGGAGGTGGCTACTAGTCCATATTTTCGTTGATATCGTATTTGCGGATGAGTTCTCGGCACCGAGATAGCTCTTCTCTTAGGTGAGTTATCTCACGTATCAAGCTAGCCTCAGTTTGGGTTGGAGCCTGATTTCTCAAAGCGTTAAAGCTGGCGGATAAGCGGGCATGTTCCTCCTTAGTTAAAGGGCCTCGTAATGATTTTGCTAAGATCTGATCAATCGGATTGTTGCTCATAACTCACTTTTTAATTTTAAGCGCCATTGTTGGTACCGCTTACGAATAGCATAAAACATGCTTGCCGCACGATGGTCATGATCCAACTCCACCCGGCTCTGGATCTGGCACGCAGCACAAAGCCAGTCGCGGGCGTCTTCGGTGTTGTGGGTGCCGTCGGGCAGCTGGCTCTCGGTCATGCCGTGCTTGGCGCGTCGGCGGCGGTCAAGGTAGAGCTGAAACTGCGCGTCCTGGCACAGCATGGCGGCTTGCCGGGCCAGCTTGCCGCCCTTGGGGCCGTTAGCGGCCATGGCGCCCCCTCTGTTCGCGGATGCTTTGGCACTCGATGCACGTGGCCACCCAGGGCAGGGCATCGCGGCGGGCTTGGGGGATCTCGTGGCCGCAGTCTTCGCACTCTGGGTCTGGGTTGGGAATGCGCAGTGAAAGGCGGCTGCTGAGGGCGGCTTGCATGCGGCGCTCCATCAGATCGGCGGCGATATCGGCGTTGTCGGCCATGGTTACTGCTCCTTCTGTTGCTCGATGGCGGCAAAGCGCTGCATTACTTGCTCACCGTTGTTCAGGTAGGTGTGGGGCTCATCGAAGGCGTAGATACTCCATTCGATCAGCGTGAGCGCCGCTGCCTGCAAGTCGCGGTCAATCACTCGCAGGCGCGTGGGATCGAGTGGCCAAGCGGTGCCGTTGTAAACAGAGAGCAGTACACGGCGGCAGTGGTGGCTTTGGCCGGAATCTCCATCGGCGACCTGCACAAGCCGCTGCAGGGCGTCTGGCCCTTGCTCATCGAGGCGGGTGCTCGTTTTATTGGCCTCTTCTTCGGCGGCGATCATGGCCTCCAGCGCTTCACGGTTGCGTTCGCGCAGGCGCTGGGTCACCAGGGGCATACTTGATTGAGTGGTCATCACAGGCTCCTTCATGCTTGAAACACCCAGCACTTCACGCTGCCGCCGTTGAGGCGGACGCGGGAGTTCACGGTGCGGTTGGAATCGATAAACTTGCGGGTCTTGCTGGTCTTCAAATAGCGCTTCAGCTCGCGCAGTTCGGGGGTGCGCAGCTTGTACTCGGCGCAGGTGCGCTCGAAGTCTTTGAGGTTCACGGCGATGTGCTCGCTGCCCTTGCCGTAGTGGTTCAGCTGAGGCTCATCGCGCAGGCCTTCGATGTAGTCGAAGGCTTCCCAAAATTCGGCCACCATCGGGTGGTCGGCGTTGATGGATTGCTGCCGCTCGCGGGCCATCTGCTCCACCATGCCATTGGCCATATCGATGGTTTGCTGGTCGAACAGCCCCAAGCCCTCCGGCCCCAGGCACTCCACCAACGCCATCAGCTGGCCGTGGCACTTGGCGATGCGCAGCACCTTGATATCCGGGTCGTCGGCCAAGCGGTCGGCGTAGTGGCGGGCGCGCTGGGTGATGGTGGCCAGCAGCGCGGCTTCCCGCTGGGCCACGGCCAGGGCGAATTGGCTCACGTGCTCTAGCTCGGTACGCTCCAGCGCCTCGGCCAGCGCTTTGGTGGTTTTGTTCTGGCCTTCCCGGGTGAAATGCAGGTGGCAGATACGGGTCTGAATGGCTTCGCCCGCCTGCACCGGGGCGTTCTGGCTAATCACGATGCTGCCGCGAAAGGGCGGCTCGTAGGTGTCGTTGCCTGAGTTCTTCACGCCACGGGCGCGGATCGAGCGGCCGTTAAAGGCGGTTTTCAGCTCATCCCAATCGAACTGCTTCTGCTTGGCACCGCCTTCCTGCTCGCGGTCGGATTCGATCAGCACCACCGGCAGGTTGCTCACCTGGGCAAAGTTACGGCTGCGGGCGGGCATGGTGGCCTTGCTGGGGTCGAAGCCTTCATAGTCGCGCCGGCCGCACAGCTTCCAGAGGAACTCGATCAGCGTGGACTTACCCGCGCCCGCTTCGCCCACAATCTCCAAAAACGGGAAGCTGCCCATTTCGGCACGGATCTGCTCGGCCAGCAGGCTGCCCATCCAGTACGCCAATGCCACCACGCCCCGGGAGCCAAACGCGCCCAAGAGCTGCTGTGTCCACTCGGTGCTGAACGCTTTACGGTCAGGGTTGATGTGCAGCGCTACGGATTGGCTCAGGGTTTTCAACTGGCGGCGGGGGCCAAGCTCGAAAAAGTCCTCGCTGTTGATCGGCACCACCTTGCCACCGGCCACGGCAAGATCGCCGAACACATAGGCGCCGTGCTCCTTGCTGTAGCCGATGAAGTCGATGGTCTCGACGGTTTTGATGTTGCCGATCTGGTCCTGCAGCAGGCTATCGAGCTGCTGGCTGGTACCTGTCCACACCGCGCCAGGCGCAATGCCCAGCAGGCGCTTTTTGTACTCAGAGGCAGAGGCCAACTGGCCGCCGCTGAAGGTGTTCTTGATCGGCGGGCGACCGTCGGGAAACTCCACGCGGTAGTAGTACCAGCTCTCATCGGTCACCGCGTTGGCCTGGTAATACAGCGCTGTGGGGAAACAGGTGCAGATGCGCTTCACGCTGCCGGACTGCTCCAGCGCCGCATCGCGCAGGGCGGGGTCGATCTGCCGCTGGTCTTCGCCATCCAGCCCATCGGCGCGCAGGGCGCGGTCGAAGGCGTCCATGTCCAGCTTCCACCACCACAGCTGGCGTTTGAACTCGAACCAGAACTCCCGCTGTTCACGGCGCTTGTACATCAACAGCGCCTTCGCCATGGCCGTGGGGGCCAACAGCAGGTCGCCGTGGTAGCGGTAGGTTTCCTGGTGTTTCTCGGTTAGCTCGCCGCGCTGGTGGGCGTCGTTCCAGTCGTGGCCACCGTGGGGGATCTGCGCCGCGTGGCACTCCCAGCCTGCGGCCCGGGCGCGCTTCACATGCTTATGGGTGGCGTTATGGCCAGCGCGGTTGTTATCCAGCGCCCATACCAACGTAGGGCGGCTGGTGCCTGCCTTATGCGCCGCCTCGGAAAGGGCGTTCAACGCCTCGTCGGGGTAGTTGGCGCAGCTCATGGCGGAAACCGCCGCAATGCCGTGGTGGTAAAGGGCGATCGCATCGAAGATGCCTTCTACAATCCACACTTCCTCAGCCGCTACTAAGTCAGCGGCGGTGAGTGCAGGCGGGCACCACCACTGGCCTTTGTAGCGGCCAACGAAATTGGCCTTCTGCTTGCCGAAGCGCTCCGGGTTATCCAGCAGGCGCTCCCAGTAAGCGCCGCCGGGAAGCTGAAAGCGCACGGTGGCGGTGCCGCCTATCTCCGGCTTCCAGTAGCTCTCCTGGGTGTACCAGCCCTGAAGGCGGGAAAGCTCGAAGCCCCGGCCATCGCGCAGGTAGCCATCGGCCACCGGCGTGGTGGAAGTCGGTTTCTCGTTGGCTTTCGGGCTGTAGCGCTCGCTCCAGGATCGGAACAGATCCGGGAACAGCGCTTTGATGTGGATTTGCGCGCCACAGTTGTTTTCCCGCCCGCATTTCAGCATCCACGGCGCGTCGGTGTTGATGTACGCCTCGCGCTTACCGCACTCCGGGCAGCGCACCCGTTGCAGGTAGGGGCCGCGCTCAATCGCCTCAAAATCGCTGATTAAGCGCGTAACAATGTCCTGGCGCAGCGATGAATTCACGCTCGCCTCCTTATTTAACAAATGGATGGGGCTGGGCTTGGGGCTAGATCACGGCACCGGCGGGGCCGTGGGTGCCCCCTTTCGGCCGGGCATAACACACAGGCCGAAAGGGGCGTGGTGGCCGTGGGGGCCTTGGGTGATGGGCTGCTCTCTGCATTGTCTTAACCCTCATAACGTTCGTCGTTGGCGGCTGGGCGGGTAATGTCTAATTGCATCTGCTGGATCAGGCGAGGCGCGAACGGCAGATCCACCCGGGCGTTGGGGATATCGCTGGGGGTTAAAGTGTGCAGCACCTGAAACCCCGCCTTGCCTCGAAAGCCGCACGCCACGTTGCGGCACTCCACTACCCCTTCGCGGTACACCGGCGTTAGCCCCTGGCTGTTGCGTACCCGCATGTTGTGGCCGCAATGGGGGCAGGGCATACGGTGCTTGGAAGCGGTCGACATCAATGGTTTCTCCCTACCGGATAAAGGGCGCGGCCGCGGCCGGTGAGCCCTTGGGTGCCTTTGCGTAGCCGTCGCCGCAGTAGCCATTCGGCGGCGTCGTCCAGGCTGGTTAAATCCTGCTGTTCACATACCTGCTGCAGCGCGGCCTCTAGCTGGTCGTTCAGCGGAAGGCGTTCGCCGCGTGCCGGTTGGTCAGCCATACCTCAATGCTCCTTGAGGGCCTCAAAAAGCCCTGCCTTTACGACGCCTGCTGGGGCACAGTGCTAAGTGAGAGATCCGCAACGCCCAGCGTCTCTAGGGCTTCTTTCAGCACCAGTTGGCGCAGCAGCGATGCCCGCTCGATGCCGGTGTAATCCACCAGCGCATCGATCAGTCGGGCCTCGTACTGATCCAGATTGAGAGCGGCGTAGCGGGTGCGCACACGTTTGGGGTCCTGGTACATGGCAAACATCCTTATGCAGGCAGGGTCATTCGGCATTCAGCGTGTCTTGGTCGTACTCGGCGATGCCGCGCAGCATGAGCATCCGCGCCGTGGCGGAGAGGGTGCGCATTTCCAGCTCGGCGATGCGCTTGAGTTCCTCCCGTTCGTCTTCGGTCACGTGGGCCATGATTGGGCAGTTGCAGCCCTTAGGGGCATAAATTGGCTTTGGGGCAATAGCGTTGGGCGTGGTCATGGGTTAGGCTTCCCGAACGATGTGTTAGAGAGTGAAAGACTTAATCCGCAGCGCATTAGCGCTCGTACAAGCGCACCAGCTTGCGCTGCAGGAAGTGCTCATCCATGTGGGTGCGCAGTTCGCACAAGGCGTCTTCCACCTGCTCAAACGGCGCGTTTTGGGCCAGCATCGTGGCAGCGAGCTGGCTCACCGCCTGGGCGGTGGTGCGCTCTTCCAGCGCTTCGAGATCGGCCAGTGGGTTGGGCTTCTCCGTGCCCTGGCGCAGCGCCGTTTCAATGGTGCGGCGGGTACGTGGCGAACAGCGGTCCAGGTTCACTTCCACCCCGCGAAACAGCACGGTGGGGGAAGGCGGCAAGATGATCGTGGCAATAATGGTGACCATGGCAGTGGTTCCTTTTGCATGTGTATCGAAGTGAAAGACATAAACAGAATGGTACCGAATGGTTTCCATGTCAAGAGTTGTGAGGTCTAAATGGTTTCATTGGGTGAAAGGCTACGCGAGGAAAGGGAGCGGCTGGGGATGTCACAAACCCAGTTTGGTGACCTTGCCCAAGTAACTAAGAAGACGCAGATGCTCTATGAAGGGGACCAAAGAAGCCCAAAAGCCGACTATCTGACGGCAATTGCTTCTCAGGGAGTAGACGTTCAATACGTGCTCACTGGAAACCGTTCGGTACCAGAGTCCCAGCCTTTAGGCTTGCCGGTAACCGAACCTGGGCCAGAGCTTTCGCCGGTGCTGATGTACGACATTGAAGCGGCAGCGGGCGCTGGCCGAAGCTTTGAGGGCGAGCCGGTAAAAACCACACTGTACTTTTCCAGCTCAGAGCTAGCGGAGCAGGGACTCGACCCTGCGCAAGTGGTGGGCGTTAAGGTGCGAGGCGACTCAATGCTTGGGACGCTAGACGATGGCGACTGGGTATTGGTAGATCGCAGCAACCGCGATCCGAAGCAGGAAGGTGTGTTTCTACTGCTAGTAAGTGGTGAGCGGAGAATTAAACGAGTACAGCGCCTGGCGGGCGGGGCGCTGTATTTGATCAGTGACAATGACCACTATCAGCCTGAGATGATCAAACCGCAGGATATGCACGATGTGGAGATTCTGGGGCGGTGTGAGATTCGGATTGGGCGGGTGGTGTGAGTGTAAAACCATAAATAAGAAATCCTGGTTTTGTGCTTTTAGGCTAATTAATGAAGTTTTTAGTTGGGCTTTAAAAGCTCTTTATTTTTTGGTAGTGGTGGTTGTAGATTTGTAGTTAATTTTTTCTATCGATTTTGAGTTTTTGATTAAATAAAATGGGTCGGAGTTTTTTCTGATGAGTGAAAAGAGCGAAATCAAAATGATAGATGTAGAAATGCTACATCTTGATTTTAAAAATCCCAGGCTTCCCTCGAATCTGACAAGGACTGAAAGAGCTATATTAAAGTATATAGCGAGCACAACAAGTCTTGAGGATCTGATGGAGGCCATAGCAAAGAATGGCTTTTTTCCAGGTGAGCCTTTAGTGGCTGTTGAGGAGGATGGGAAACTAATTGTAGTTGAGGGTAATAGGCGTTTATCAGCTGTTAAGCTATTGAATGATCCAGAACAAATAGAGAATCCAGGACGGCTGATACGTTCTATTTCAGATGCTGCAGAAAAGATATCAGAGCTGCCAGTTGTCGTGAAAAGCTCTCGTGCCGAAGTTCTGCCATATTTAGGTTTCAGGCATATCACTGGTGTGAAACAATGGGAGCCATTATCAAAAGCTAGATATATGAGGGAGCTTTTTACTCTAACCTCCCCTGAAGATGAACCAAGTGAAAGGTACAAACAAGTTGCTCGTATGATCGGCTCGCGTAGCAATCATATCAAGCGTAGCTTGGATGCTTTGGCAGTTTATGAAAATATTGAAAGAGAAGATTTTTATGATATACCAGGGCTTGACGAAGAAAGTATAAAATTTGCAGTTCTATCGACAGCTTTAGCAGATGAAAGAATAGCTGCTTTTGTTGGGACTCAGAAGAAAGAAGGTAATGGTGAGTCTAATCATACACATCCTATAATTGATCCTAAATCTTTGTCTTCAACAAGTATCAAGGATTTAACTAATTGGTTGTATAGGAAAAACGAAAGTGGAGTTACTAGAGTAGGTGAGTCCAGGAATTTAAAACGTTTAGGGTCTGTTCTTGAATCAGAGAAAGCTAAAAAAGCATTCATGAGTGGTAGTTCTTTAGAGTATGCCTTCCGGCTCTCGAAAGGATCTGAAGAAGAGTTTATGGAATATCTTTATACTGCTCAGGCTGCGCTGGCTCAAGCTGCAAGTCTAGTTGCTAATATAGACTTTTCTGAACAGGCATTAGAAGTTTCAAAAGAAATAAGAAGTAGTGTTAGCTTGATAGGGAAAACTCTGTCTTCAAAAAGAGTAGATGATGATGACTTTTGATATAGGTGTCTTACATCCGACTACCCCCCATCTTTTTGCAGACTTGATTGAGTTCCTTGCTGTGTTCGATGCAGGTGGTAAAGGGGAGCTACATAAAAATGATGTCATCAATATAGTGAATGGTGTTCCTCTATCTGATGATGAAGTGGATGATGAGCAAGATTTTCAAGATTTAGATACTGTTTCTGATGCTGGAAAAAATGATATCAAAGAAAGCAGAGTTGAGGATGTTTGGACTCACTTAGAGTATAGGCAGTCTGTATTAGGTGAGAGCTACCCATTCAAAATAGAAGGTGATTTAATAATACTTAATTCAGATTGGCAGGATCCAAGACATAAGGTTTATCGGTTTTTGCTTGCCACATCTCGATTACGTTCGTTTAGAGAAGGTGTAAGAAATAAGTGGTCGAGAGCATTTGCAGAAGTTTCAGCATTTGCAATGAGATCCTTATTGCCGAATCATGCAGTAGTTAAAGTTTTTGATGCTAACTCTGAAGATCGCAAAAATTTTTATGGTAGTGACTGTAGAGAAGCACTTGTTAAGTTAGGGAAGCAATTATGTGTTTATAAAGTACATGAAGACGAGATTATGAAAAGGAGTTCTTCTGGGGATGGGGGAATTGACTTAGTGGGTGTTCTTTCTTTTGATGATCAAGCTCATGGCTCACATATTGTTTTTGGTCAGTGTGGCGCACAGGAGAAAAATTGGCCCGATAAGAGGCTTGAGGCACACCCTTTACGTTTAAACGCTTATTTTCATATTGTTCATGATGTAATCACTACAATGTTCACTCCAGTTTTGTTTCGCTCATCAACGGGGGAGTGGGAGAAAAATATTAGCGTTACAGGGGTAGTTGTTCTAGACCGTATTCGAATTCTGAATCTAATAGAAAAGGGCAACGCCTTTGAGGACATTGCTCAGCAGGCCTATTTTCAAGCTTTCGAACATGAGTTTGGGAATTACTCAATTCCTCTTCGTTAATCAAAACCATATGTTAGGCAATGCACGTGCTACTGCCTCAAAAAGGGGCGGTGGCACCGCATTACCTACTACTTTGTAGCGCATGCTCATGCTGCCCGACTTATGTTCTGGAAACGCAAGATCTTCAAAACCTTGTAGCTTGGCTGCCTCGCGATAGCTAAAACGGCGTGCAGGTCCATCGTGTGTAAAACGCCACACGTTGTGCTCAAGCTTCTCCAATGGTGGGCTCATCGGGTGCAGTGGCATGTGGCGCGGGTTGGCGACAATCGTTTTCGATTGTTCATTCCAGCCGTTCCGGCGGTTTCTGGAGAGGTAGTACCAGTGAAAATCGAGATCGTAAAACTCACCTTCCGGCCACTCAGGCATACCGCCAATGGCGTCTTCTATGGTGGCTTTAGCTGGCCCGCCTAAGATGCCATGGGTCGGCTGGGGGAACTCATACTCAATCCCAAAGTCGTCACGAATCCCGACGATAAAAATTCTCTTTCGCTCCTGGGCAACGCCAAAATCTGCTGAATTAAGCACTTGGAATGAAACGTTATAGCCAGCCTCAGTGAACACACGGAGCTGATCCTGTAGCAGGTGGGCGTAATTTTTACGCACCATGCCAGAGACATTTTCAACGATGAACGCTTTTGGCTTGATCTGGTTCAGGGCACGGGCAAATTCGAGATAAAGGGTGTTGATTTGGCGACCAGCATCACGCACGCCGCCTTGGCTAAACCCTTGGCATGGGTAGCAGCCCACTAGTAACTCAGCATCAGGGAAATGTTCTATTCCACTTATGCTTCCAAGGCGGTAGTCAGTCTCTGGATGGTTGTGCTCATAAACTGCCTGCGCATACGCCAACACATCGTTGGCCATCAGCACATCAAAGCCAGCATTGATGATGCCAGCGTCGGAGCCCCCGCAACCTGAGAAAAGTGACACTGCTGTTGGCATGACGTTTTCCTAAACCTTAGCTCCCTCACGGGATGGTGATATTCGAGAGGGTGGGATTCTAACGCCCCCTGGTGACGTTGGCACACCCCCGGTGCGTTATTTCTTTATTTCGTTATTTCGTCATAGCGTTATTTCACGCCATTTTAGTGCCTCAATGATGACGTGGCCAGCGCTCTTTTTGCCGCCCCCTCATCCGTATACGCCTTCATCAGCTCATCCCAATGCGTCGTATAGCGCGGGCTACGGTTCGCGCAGCGTAGGTGCCAGGGGGCGCACATGATGGGCGGGCGTGCCCATTTTCACGCCCAGGGCTTTGAGCTCGTTGGAGCGGGCGACGATGCAGCCGTCGTTATTCGACATGATGCCCACCGCCCGGCGGTTCAGCTTGGGATTGAACACGCGCTCGCAGCTCACGTAGAAGTTGTTGCAGTCCACTAACCCGATCATGTCGCCTCCTTAACCCTTGTTAAATGCTGTTCGTTTATACAGTATTAGGCATTAGGGAGGCGACAGGCAAACGCTAATATACGTCGCTGAATATGGAGCTAGCACAGGGCAACAGCATGCGAGTGACCTACTTGGGGCCTGCCGTGGTGGGGGTGGAGCACCCGGCGGTAGCGGAGATGGACCGGCGAAAATTTCCGCCGACCTGTTTTCTGGTGGAGATCAGCGAAGAGGCGCACCCCGGTGGGCCATGGATGGAAGGCGACGTACTGGTGGTGGACGAAGCGCGCTCGTATGGCCACGCGGATCTGGTAGTGGCGGAGGTAGAGGGCGAGTACCGATTGTTCAAAACCCAGCGCGTCGGCAGCCGCTGCCGCCTGTTGCCGCCCACGGGTGGGGAAGGGTGCTTCATCACCGCGAAGCAGTTTCGTGGGGTGGTGGTCAGGCAGGCGCGGTGTTGGGCGTTGTAGGTGGATTAAATTTTTAAGATAAGATCTTCCTTTACGGTATCGCTTTTGATATCTTGATTTTGGTATCGAAAATGATACCGATAGGGCTGCGGGTTTGTCCCGCAATAATTATTCACTGTTTCAACGTGGAGAAAATAAATGCCATTGCTCATCCGTCCATCCGGTGATTTGGAAGAAAAGCTCGACCATTTTTCAAAGAAAATGGGCCAGTCCAAAAATTCAATAGTCTCAGAAGCTCTAAGTGACTATTTCGCAAAGCACTCTGCCTCTCAGGTTCTTCTGGAACAAGAGGTCAAAGAGAGCGCATTTGATCGTATGCTTCAAGCGAGGGAGCAAGATCCTAAGCGCTATCAGGAAGCGACAGAGGTGTTAGATTGGATTCAGCGCCGCCTATTATGGACTGCGACTGAAAATCCATCTGGTAAGATAAGAGAAGCGTTATACGGGATCAATGAAGTAGAAAGCTTCATATATCAAGAAGGTAGTGATGACTCGCTGCTACTTGTGGTTAACCATCTTTCTAATCCACCTCCGCGAGGTACGGCTCGTTACCTGCGCTATTTGATCCCATTTCAAGATTGGAAGAATAATATGAGAATCGTTTCTCATGAGCCCAATTATTGAAAATAATCTGATTTTAAGATTTTTTATGGAAAGCTAGAGAGTGATTATTTCTAGCTTTATACGGGTGTTAAACCCCCCATCATTCAGCGAGTGCGTGACCTCGCTCACCAGCCAGGCCGTGGCGTCGATCTGAGGCTTGAAGCCCGCGAGCGTGAGCGGAGTTTCGGGCAGTAGGTCGGCGCGACCCAATGCCAACGTTAGCTCAAATTCTGCCAGGCCTCGTTGGATGCGCTGCCATTCGGCGCGGGCGGCGGCTAGGGCGTCGTCTTCGGTGGCGAAGGTGGGGCGTAGCTGTTTGGCGTTCTCTTCCGTGCCTGCCAGAACGGTGTGGCGCTCTGCGCCTCGTGTGTCGTTCCAGTAGGCTTTCACACCGCTGTAGGCGTCGCGGTCGGTCACGCTGTAACGGTGCTGGTCGCCGTCGCGGCGGGTGAGGGTGATGGCGGGCATGGCGCGGCCGCTGGCCGTTAGCCCTTGGCCGGCCACGGTGAACAGCATGCGCCCGGCTTTGATGGCGGCGATCGCATCGTAACGCTCGCCCAGGCGGGTGAGAAAATTCAGGTCGGATTCGTCGGTCTGGTCGATATGGCCAATGCGGATGCCGTTGAGCGCGGCGGCCACCACTGGCTCCAGGCGGTTGCGGCCTGCGATGGTGGTGACGATCTCGCCCAGCGTGACATCGTGCCAGCCCTGGGTGCGCTTGCCGGGCAGTTGGCCGCGCATATCCGCCGAGCGGGCGCGGATGGTGAGCTGGTCCGGCGTGCCCGTGTGCTGCACTTCATCCACCGTAAAGCGGCCCTTATCCACCAGCCCTTCCTCTTGCCAGCCAAAGGCCACCTGCAGCTCTGCCCCGCGAGGGGGAATGGCGAGCTGGCCGTCGTGGTCGGCCAGGGTAATGTCCAGCTGGTCGGCTTCCAGCCCGCGCTGCTCGCGCAGGGTGAGGCTGATCAGGCGGCCGTTGATGCGCGGGGTGATGTCGGTGCCATCCAGCGTGATGCGATAGCTGGGCTTGGGGTAAGCGTTCATACATAGCCTCCTGCTAAACGCGCCACGGCGGGCAGTGCTAGGCGGCCAATCAGGTCGGTGCGCTCATCATCGACGTGTTCTAGCGTGAGGTTGAACTCGATTTTCTCTGCCGCGCCGTCGCGGAAAAAGTGCGAGCTGGTCTCTTCCACGCGGGTCACCACCCAAAGGCCGTACTGGCGGCCGGTGCCTTCGACCAGCGGCCAGGCGTTGCCCTGGTCGGCCATCTCGCGGATCTCATCCAGGCTAAAGCGGCCGCCGGTGAATGTGGGCAGCAGGGTGCCGCTTAAAGTGATGGTATCCGCGCCTGGGCCTGCGAACTGGTAAGCGGGCCGCTGCCCCACGCGGGATTGGCTGGGGTGCCGCCATTCGGTGATGCGCTTTAATTCCTGATAGGGCACGCTACGGGTCTCAAATACGAACATGCCAAGGGCCATTAACATGATGTTTAGTCTCCTGATTAAGTTGAATGACAAGATCAATAGCAGAGTTCGAGTGCTTTCAGAGAAAGCTAAGTTGAAAAGGAGCAGCAAGAAGGAAGATGGCCATGGTATTTTTGCAGCTAAGTTAATAGTGGTTTTCTTATCACAGTATCTTATATCAATATTTATATTGGCTATGTATTTTGCAGCGCTTAACCAGGGAGACGGTTTGAGTGATGCAGCTGTTTATTCAGCACTTAAAAGTGTTGGTGCTAAAGATTTTCTATACGTGGCTATAGGTGTTGCTGCGATTTCATTAGTAGATGGTGTCAATAAAGTGGCTTTGGCTCTGTTAATCATGTATGCAGGCGTCCTAATCGTTTTGATGCAGATTGTCATGTGGATTCCAGAAGACCTTGAATTCTCGGCGCAACACTCAGTTATACAAAGGACGATTTCTGTCTCACTCCTCACGATTTTTGTATGCATGTTCTGGATACCGGTGAATGCAGTCATTGTGTTGGTTTCACGTATAGCTAATCTAGGTCACGCATCGAAGAACGAATCCGCGCAGCTTTCTCACGCTCCCTCCGATCTAGCTCACGACCTACGATACTCGCGATCTCGTGCGCGTCGCTCCCGGGCGCAGCGTTAATCGTGATGTGGTAGTGGTTACTCGAGTTATCGACGTGCTGTACCGATGCCTGGCTGCTGAGCGGCGGCCGGTTATCGAACTGGATGGGGGCCTGCTGCTCGATGCTGGGCATCGCCACGGCGGGCAGGGCGGCTGCCCCGATTGCCAGCCCGGCACCGGCACGGGTGACGCGCCGGGCGATCTCTTGAATGCGCCTGGCGGGTTCGTCCCGCTGGGAGTCCAATCCTTTATTAAGGCCATCCACCGTGTAGCCGCCTAGCTGGGTGAACACGCGGGAGGGGCTGTTGATATCCAGCACGTCGGCAAACCAGCTACGCACGTTGCCTGCCATGCCCACCACGCGGTCGCGTAGGTCGGCCAGCTTGCCGGTTAGCCCGCTCATCAGGCCATCCACAATGGCGCTGCCCAGCGAGCGGAATTGCTCGGGGATCTCGACGCCCAGCGCGGAAAGCGCGGTGGTAATGCCCCGGTACAACAGCCCTAACGGCGACCAGTTCATGAGCAGCTGCGCGACTGCCCCTAGCCCATCACCGAACGCGGTTTTCACCTGTTGCCATAGGCCTTGGAAGAAGGCTTTGATGGGTTCCCAGTAGCGGTAGATGAGATACGCCGCAGCGGCAATGGCGGCCACCGCTGCGCCAATGGGGTTGGCGACGGCCAGCATACCCACGGCGCGAATCACCCCGCCTAACCAAGTAAGCGCTTTACCCACCATTAGCGCCTGCGGGCCGAGCATCGCCATGCCAAAGCGCACCATAGCGAAGGGGCCGAGGATGGAGGCGAGCATTAGCGTAAGGGCGCCGCCCGCTGCCACCAGCACCGCCACCAGGGCGGCGGCTTTGGCGAGGGTGCCTGCCAGTTTGGGGTTTTCGTTGATCCAGCGGCCGATGCCGCGAGTAATGGCGGTGACGTTCTGAATCAGACCGCGCAGCGCGCCGTTATTGGTCTCGGTAATTGAGATGCCCACTTCATCCCAGGCCGATTTGAGCGATTTGAGGTCGCCGCCGATGTTGTCGGCCATGGTTTTGGCCACCCGGGCGTTTTCGCCAGCGGCGTTGGAGAGGATCTCGACAAACGCTTCGATGCCTTCGCTGCCCTGCTGGGCGATTAGTTCTGCCATGCCTGCGCCGGGTTCTTCGCCGAAGATGTCTTTTAAGTAGGCGGCGCGGTCGGCGTTGCCCATCGCTTCGGTGGCTCTCGCTACGTCGGTGAGGATGCGGGGGATATCGCGCAGGTTGCCTTCGGCGTCTTTGGCGTTCACGCCGAGGTCGGCCAGCGCCCCGGCGGCGGCTCCGGTGGGCGCGGCCAAGCGGGTGACCATGGCGCGCAGCGTGGTGCCTGCCTGGCTGCCTTGAATACCCACGTTGCCCAGCAGCCCGGCCATGGCGGCGGATTGCTCCAGCGACATATTCATCGCCCGCGCTTGCGGGGCTACGTACTTCATCGACTCGCCCAGCATCTCTAAATCGACGTTGGCCCGCGTGGTGGTGGCGGTGAGCACATCGCCCACGCGGCCCATTTCGGCGGGGTCTAACCCAAAGCCGGAGAGGATGTTGGAGGAGATATCCGCCGTGCGGGCGAGATCCGTTTGGTTGGCCAGTGCCAGGTTGAGCATATCCGGCATGGCCGCTTGAATGGCGGCGGGGTCGAAACCGGCCATGGCCAAGTAGCCTTGGGCATCGGCGGATTGCCCGGCGCTAAACGCGGTGGTAGCCCCTAGCTCCCGCGCTTGCTGGCGAAGCGCTGCCAGGCGTTCGTCGTTTTCCTCCAGGCGGGTGAGTGCCTGCACCCGCGACATGGATTCCCCGTATTCAACACCGGGGGCCAGTAGCCGCGCCCCGGCGTACAGCGCCGCACCGCCGCTGGCCACCATGCCCGCGCCGGTACCGGCCATGCTGCTGCGCAGGCTCATGGCGCGGTCGTATCGGCCACGCGCCTGTGCGGCGTTGCGCTGCTGTTCGGCCAGCCGTTTTAGCCGCTGCCGCTGCTCTTCCACGGCGGTATTGGCCTGCTGGATCTCGCTGGAAAGCCGGCGTTGATCGCGGGAGAGGTGGGCGGTGCTGACGCCGTTTTCGTTTAGGGTGCTGCGCAGCCGCTGAAGCTGCTGGCGTTCTTCATCCACCCGCTGGCTGAGCCTGCGCGCTTGGGTAATGGCCTTTTGACGTTCGGCGCGCAGGGCGGCGGTGTCGCCCTGGTGGGTGTGCATTTGCTGCGAGAGGCGGCGAATGCGCTCTTGCTGTTCCCGCAGGGCGGTGGCGGTTTCCGTGGATTGCCGGGTGAGGGTACGAAAGGAGCTGACGTTCTTCTGCGTGGCCTGCAGCTGCTTTAAGCGGTCGCGGTTTTCACGCATGGCCTGAGACGCGGCCTGGCTGGCACGGTCGATGGCCCGCAGCGGGCGGGTAGCCCTATCCACGGCGTTTAAAATGACCTGCAGCTTGAGGTTGTTACCGGCCACGCTGGCTCCTGGTGTCAGTGGTGGTGCTGCGTTTGCGCGCTCGTTCTCGCCAGGCCATGAGTTCGCGCAGGGTGAAGGCGGCGCAGTCTTGCGGGGTCCAGTGGAAGACGATGGCGAGATCCGCCATCGCGTCTTCTACCTGGTTGGGAAGGTTTATTCGCTCTCGCCCTTGGCCCGCTTCGTCAGCAAAAAACCGGCGATTTCACCGCCGCATTGAACGAGATCCGCCGGGTCCATTTGGCGTACCTCGGTGGCGGTGAGCGAGGGGTTGGAGAGGCGCGGGATCAGGGTGATCAGCGCGTCGGTTTGCATCTGCAGCACATCGGCCAGCGAGACGCCGCGCAGCTCGCCAGAGGTAGGTTTGCGCAGGCGTAGCTCGGTGATCTCGGTCTCGCCCCGGGTGAGCGGGGTATCCAGGGTGATAGTCGCAGCGATGGCTTGGGTGGTGGCAGCTTTGGTCATGGTGGTGTTCCTAGTGTTGGGTTAAGGGGAAAAGGGGCGGGTTAAATACCCAGGCGCTGACGGCGGCCTGCCAAACGGTCGACGCCGTTGACCTTGAACACGCCGTTCACCAGGTCGATCTCGATTTTCTCGGTGCCGTCGATGTTGAGCTTGTAGTAGCTGAGCGTGCTGGTGACCTGGTGCTCGGTGTTCTCGCCGGTTTGGGCATCGCCCATATCGATCTCGGTGTGGCGGCCGCGCATGACCACCTCGACCGAGGAGGCGTCGTCGATGTCGTCGCGCTCGTAGCTGCCGGTCATGCGCAGCATGTCGGCGTCGATGCGGGCAGTGCCGAAGTTGTCGAACAGACTTTCTACCAGCCCGCCTACCGTCCATTGCACGGTGAGCAGGCCGTCTTGGCCCATATCGATACCCACTGCGCCATCCATGCCGCCGCCGCGCCACTCTTCGATCTTGCGGGTGAGGGTGGGCAAGGTGATCGACTGGACGATGCCCTGCCAGCTTTCGCCGTTGCTGAACAGGTTGAGGTCTTTGAGCTTTTTGGGGAGTGCCATGGGGGTCTCTCGCTAATCCAATCAGGCGGTGGCCGCGACGCGCTCGGCGAAGTCGGCCAGGTAGGAGTCGGTGATGCGCTGCTGGAAACCGAGGTCTTCCAGTGGCGGTACCGGCGTGTAGTCGTAGTCGATGCGCAGCTTGCCGCCCTTGAGGGAGGTTTGGGTGTTGAGCTCTTCGTTCAGCCAGGCGCTGCCATCGACAATCAGCCCCAGGGTTTTCAGCTCGCGGAACTTGGCGTTCAGGCCTTCGATGATGTCTCGCGCTAATGAGGCGTGCAGGGGCAAATCCACCGCCCACAGGTGCGCTTCGGCCACGGTGTCGGCGAGGATCTGAGCGGTACGGGTGTAGTTCTCGAAGGGGAAGAGGCTTTGCGGCCCGGCGCAGGTGCGCGAGCCCCAGAAGCGGTAGCCGCTCTGGTTGACCAGGGTGGTGACATCGGCGGCATTGAGTAGGCCTGCATCGGTATTGGGCGATTGCAGATCCCAGAACACATCTTTACTGATGCCGGTGACGCCATTGACCACCACGTTACTCAGGGTTTTATGCCAGCCCACGGTTTGATCCAGCTTGGCGCGCAGGCCCAGGGCGATAGCCACGGGGCTGATATCCACCGTGTCGGCGTCGTCGGTATCAAACGCTTGCCACTGGGGCCAGATCACCATCAACTCCCGAGCACCAAACTGATCGCGGTAGACGGTGACTTCGGTAATGGTTTCGCAGCCGTGGGCGTACACATAGCCAAAGGCGCGCAACTGCTCCAGAACCGAGATCATGGCGGTGGCCACCGGCTGGGTATCCAGGTAAGGCACGCCGATAATGCGCGGCGTTACGCCCAGCTTCTGCTTAGCCGTCAGCAGCGCCTGCAGGCCGGTGCGCTGGCCTAGCTCGGTGGTGGTGCCGATGATATTGGCGGTGGTCTCATCGGCGTCGATGCCTTCTGCCACCCGCACAACGACGATGATCGGCTTGGCCTGCTGGCTGATGGCGGTGAGGGTGTCTTTTAGCGTGCCCTGGGTGCCCGCTTTGCCAATGGCGGTATCAACATTGGTGACCAGGGCGGGCTGGTTAAGGGGAAAGGTGGTTTCATCGGCATCCGGCGCGGTGCACACCACGCCAATAACGGCAGTGGAGACCGTGCGGATGGTACGCGTGCCGTCGTTGACTTCAGCAACGCGCACGCCGTGGTGGTATTGATCGAGTGCCATGGTGGCTCCTGCGCAGGTTCACTTGTCGGATAAAGAGAAGTTGTGAATTCACGCAGGTATCGTGCGGGGGCTTGGGAGAGGGTGGTAGCGGTGGTGGGTGTGAGTGGGGCGGTTTACACCTTGGGGTGTGGTAAGGTGCTATAAAGTGACTGTTAAGGGAATGTTGGGATGAGGAATTGGCTGGTTGGTGTGTGGGTAGGTGTTATTGCCAGTATTTTTGTAGGGGCTTATGTCTTAGTTTTCGGCAGTAGGCCTACGTCGACTAACCCTGAAGATTGGGCGCATTTTGCGACTTATTTATCAGGTACTGTTGGTGTAACAGCGGTACTAGGAACTCTATATGCTGTTGTACGTACTCTGGGACAGCAGCAGGCTTTGATAGATAGCCAGGATGAGTTGTTGAAGAATCAAGTTGAACAATTAAGTGCTTTAAAAGATAAAAATAAAGAAGATGCTAAGGTCAGAAAAGTTGACCTTGCTCACAAGTATGCGATTGAAATATTTCCTATCATGCTGAAAGATGCCTTGACTGATATGGAAAGAAGTATTTTGTTTGAAGCAGATGGTGTGTACCAAAATGCCATGGATAATCTAAGGTCAGATAATTTTTATCCTGAAAATTTTAAGGTGGGTGATTTTTTTAAAGGTGGAGCGGTAATTTTGTTAGAACTGGCTGAAGAAAGAGATGATGACACTGAGCTTTTAGTCAAAAGAATTATGGGTCAACCTTTATATTTGATTAATTTTTCTGCTATGCAGATTAGTGTGGATAAAGATTTGTTTTACTATTTTGAGTCAGTGATGAGTGATTACTGGCGAGTTTTAGAATGTTGCGCTGCCTACTATCAAGGTTTAGATGAAAATCCATCTGACATTGATGCTTTTGGGCTTTTAAGGTTAAAAAGAAAACCTAGGTCTTTAGAGTTGCATGCAAAAAATTGGTATGAGCTTGGACGCCTTTACAGAAATAAAAAATGTTAGCGATCTGAAGATAATTAAATTAGTGTAGTTTGCACAGAAAATGCAAAGGCAGTTCTTCGATATAGTGATTTTATAATTTGGAGTTCAAAGTGAAAAATTGCTTTCGCATGAGTGCTTTGGAAGTAAAAGTCTGTTCAAAAAAGATAGTTTTATGAATAGTGTTGGGGTTTAGGAAAGGGTGGCATAATAGGTGTGCATAAAGGCCCGCCATACAGCGGGACTTGGTAGTCGCTACGGAATGAATGGGAATTTGCCATAAAGAAACGTTAGGTAAAAAGTAGTGGTAATGATTATCCAGGCAAGCATAGAAAGACTCCTTTTTAATGGGGGGAGCCTAGATTTTTACATGACGATTCCCAAGCGGCCCGACGTCTACGATGCCCTTTAAGGACTACTCGGTGACACTCACCAAAATAATTGCTCAATTCCTTCCCTATCTTCAGCCTCCAACGCCGCATCCAGCCGATCCTTCAACTGCCAATTTTTCTGATAGATCTTCTCAATATGCCCCAGTGCTGCGAGCGTTAGTGCATCTATCTCAGTAGCGGTTAACTCGCGGTTTACGTTTTGCAAACCTCGAAACGTTAGCAATACCTCTGGCTGACCAGCTGCAATAAGACGTTGCGCCTGGGCCTGCAAGCTGAGCAGATTAATCTGATCTTGCGGGCGGGTTTGAACCACATCATTTTCGCCGTTGAAGTCATACTCCAGGCCAGCGGCGAAGGCGGCATCGCGGGCGGCATCCAGCTCACGGCGTTTGCGAGCAGCGAGTTGTTCCAATGATTCCGGTGGCGGGTCGACTAGTACCGGGTGGCCATCCTCATCGGCTTGTATCCGTTTGCCCTTGCTGAGGCCATCTAACAGTTGTTGGTAGTGCTCGGCGGTGATCTCTACCGCTTCGGCAGGAATTTTCGTTTCGGGGTTGGGCACCTCAATCATTGGCGGGGCTACGGTATCGTCACGCACTTCGATCGTTGGCGCCTTATCGGGCTCGCCTTGCCAAGTTGGATCGGGAATTTGGATCAATGGCCATTCAAAGTCGGGATCGATAATCTGTTTGATGCGGGCGCCGTGGTATTGGCATTCGTAAAAACCGCCGTCCGCTGCGTTCCAGTAGTGCATGCTCCCTCCTTAATAGCCGATGGCAAACCAGTACAAGCGGCCACTGGCGATGACCGTATCGAATTCCTTTACCACCGCCATGAAGCCCGAGTTGGTGAAATTACGCTGAGTGACCGAAACGCTGGCCTGCCCTGAGTTGATGACGGGGGCCGCAAAAAGCGCTTGGTTGGGAAAAGTCGTGTTGAACGTGACGGGAACCGTTCTTTCATCGGCGAAGTCGCCATAGTCGACGTAGCCGTACTGAAACAGAAATCCGTTAGGGAGTCGTTGCACGCCATTCAGCGTACCGGTTCTTGTGAAGTCGCTCGGCCGCACATAGCGCCCATCATGGTCACCGCTACGGCAGTGGTCGTTCATGGCTTTTGCCTGGAGCAGCGAAGCGGTTGAGGAACTGCTGCGGGATGACGTCGTGCTGTTGGGGATATTGCTTAGCCCCACGTCGTTTTTGTGCAGCGATAATGCTGCCTTCACCTGCGCCGGTGTCGAAGGGCGCATAAAGTCGCCACCAATCGTCTGAGTGGTATAGATAGCGGCGATATTACTGTTGGTAGATGAGTAACTACTGCGGAAAAGCCGAGCCCAAACATCACCCTGACTATCGCGACGCATCGGCGTGTTCGGGGTGTCAGCATCGGTAAAATACTCTCTAGTGTAATACCGGCCGTCATGATCGTTGCTCTGGCGGTGGTCATTCATGGCCTTGGCCTGGAGCACGATCGAGGTGCTGGATGATGACCGGCTGGCCGTAGTGCCCATGGTGGCCGATGCGCCTAGCCCCAGATTGCTGCGCGCCTGGGAAGGGCTGGTTAGGTCGCTCAAGTTGTTGCTGCGTTGCGGGTAGCGGTGGTCGTGATCTCCGCTTGTGCGGTGGTCATTCATGGCCGCCGCCTGCAGCAGCAAGGTGGTGCTACTGGAAGTGCGCAGGGCGGTGTTGCCTAGCGTTGCCGATGACCCCAGTCCAAGATTGACCCGCGCCGTTGCCAGGTTGGTGAGATCCGCCAGGTTGTCGGATTTGCCGAGTCGGGTATTGGCGTTGTCGTTGGCCAGCTTCACGGCGCGAGGTGTGGCGGCCAGGTTTTGAGCGATACTGTCGGTGGCGTTGCTAAGGCGAACCACGCCTGGCGTGGTGGTGCTGGCCGGTGGGTTGCTGAAGCTGATATCGCCAAACGTCAGCGATGCCGCTGGCAGGTCGGCCAGAATGATATCGACGGTGAGCAGTAGCGTGGTAGGCCCCGACTTCTCGATGATCGGTGCCTCCTGGCTGTAGACCGCGAACAGTGTGCCGTACTCGCTGATCAGGCCAAAACCGTGCACCGTGTAGGCGTCGGTGCCTCCATCCTTAGCGGTCACGCTGATTGTATCGTCTGCGACTACCTCCCCCGCGATACTCGCAAACCGCTTAATCTCATCCGGCAACGCGGTCTGCGTTTTGCTGGGCGTGAATGCGGTCTCGGTAAACGCGATATGGGTGATCTCGACCGGGCCGGTACCGGTGTTGTCGGCGTTGATCAGTTCTGCACGCCCAGCGTCGGTTATGGTGATTTTGAGCGCCATGCTACTCCTCGGTTTGAATGCGTCGGTAGATCGTTGGGCGAGCGGCGGCATAGGTGCCGATGCCGCCTTCGGCCGCAATGCCTGCGACCAGGTTGAAGTGGCTGCGCACGGGCTTAACGCGCATCACTTCCTGCACGATGTCCTCCTGCAGTTCGGCGGCGTAGTTGTCGGCGCGCACCGTCAGCACCAGTTCAAACGTGTGGGGCGTGCCCCTGGGGTGGGTCTGCCACCACTCGCGGATGGCCACGCCCGCACCAAAAGACTCGACCACGCGGCGGACGGATTGCACCGTGCCCCGGCGGCGGTGGATCTCGATCGCCTGGCGGATGCGCTGGCGTTTGATCTGCTCGGACCAGTAGGGCTTCCATGCCGCCACACCTAGCGACCAGGCCAGCCAGGGCAATAGCTCGGCGGGGCAGGTGTCTGGGTTCCAGAGATCACGCAGCGGCGTGGGAACCTGGGAAACACGAGCAGTGGTCTCGGCGGTGCTGCGTTCCAGTGGGGTGGCATTGGGGGGCAGCAGACTATTACTCATCAATGCCCCCATCGGTCAGATTAATGTGGGTGCAGTAGGCCGCTTGCTGACGATTGACCGTGATGGTGGCCACCGGGCCGGTCATTTCCACGCGCTGAACGCCGGGCCGGTGCAGGGCGGCATACAGGCCAGAAAGGGTGATGTCTTTCCCCAGGCGGTGCTGTTCGTTGGCGTAGCGCTGGGCCATTTCACGAGCTTCGGCCAGCACGACCTGGCTATCGGGGCCGGGGTAGAAGTAGAGCGTGGCGGCGATGGTGTAGGAGAGGATCTCGGCGCTCTGTACGGTGACGAAGTCAGTCAGCGGCCGTACATCCTCCGCGCTGACGGCGTTATCAACGGTGGTGAGCAGTTCGTTGCTGGCGGTGCCATCGGCTTCCCTGGCCAGTACCGTAACCACGACTTCACCAGGGCCTGGGCTGGTGGCACTGGCATCCAGTACCTCACCGGTGGCGGAAAGGGCGTGGTAGATATAGGCACCTTCTGGGCCTGCGGTGGAAAGCCCCTGCAGCGAGAGCAGGATGCGACGACGAAAGTCGGCATCCGTTTCATACACCGGCGGGATCAGCGGTATGGCCGCAGGGTCGCCGGGTGAGATTTGCAGGCGTGGAACATTGAACAGGGCGCCGAGGTTGTCGAGATCCTCCTTGGCGGCATAGGCCAGCATCACCGCACGGGCAGCTTCATTGACCCGCTGACGAACGAGCAGCTCCCGGTAGGCAGCAACCTCCAGAATTTTATAGATGGGGTCGGATTCGGCCGGTACGTCAAACGCTGGGTAGCGTTCCTGAAGGTCGGCCAGCAGCTCGGCAAGAATGGCCTCGTAGTCGATGGCTTCGACGACGGTAGGCACCGGTAGCTGTGAAAGGTCGATAGCGACGCTCATGGGGTGGGCACCTCTACGCGAATGCGCTCGCCGTTATCCACGCGCTGAGCGGTGATGATCAGATCGAACCGGCCTGGGCGCTGGGTGGAAACCTGCCGGGTGACTTGCTGCACGCGAATGCGCGGTTCCCACTTCATTAGGGCCACCACCGTGGCGGCATAAGCGCGCAGGGCGGTGGGGCCGTTTAAGGGCTGGTCGATCAGTTCTGGCAGCAGCGAGCCGTACTCCCGGCGCATGACGCGGGAGCCGATGGGGGTAGTGAGAATGTCCGCCACCGATTGCTGGATGTGGGCCAGCGAATCCAACTGGCGGCCGGTGTGTGCGTTCATGCCTGCCATTAGATTGGCCCTTGGGTGTTGGCGGGGCCGGGCTGGATGCCGCTATGGGCGTGGTCGTGCCCCACGTTTTTGCCGTTGTGAGTCAGGCCGCCGCCTTGCTGCTGGTAGCCGCCTTTCCGGTTGAGCTCGCCGGTGTGCTGGATGTTGCCTTGCCAGGTGGTGCCGCCGGGGGCGCTGATTTCGATAGCACCGGGCAGGCGAATGCGCAGCACACTGTTAGCGTGGTCGTACTCAAATAGCCCTTCATCGGGGAAGATTCTGCGCCACAGCGTGGCGACCTCCGCCGGGGCGGGGTGCGCGTTTGAGCACAGCCCGCACAGCACCACCCCGGCGGCGGGGTCGCCGCCGGGGGAGAAGATGATCACTTGCTCGCCTTGGGTGGGCGGGTCCCAATCTCGCGTGGTGCCTGCGCGGCTTTCCAGCCAGGGCAGCCAGTCGGTTAAAAGCTCGCCGGTTTTGACGCGCACGCGGGCAGCGCGGTAGTCCACCTCGGCGATGGTGCCGAGGCGGATCAGGTTGTGCAGCAGGCGGAGGAGTTCGGGAATGTTCATAGCCGCTATCCTGCGGCGGCGTTTGGCGAAGGCGAAGCGGCGGCGGGTGTGAATGGGGCGGTTTACACCGAGCCGCCTAACTAGTGCTGAGGTGCTTCAGCACGGAATCCATGATGTGCTCTTGATCCAGCGCGGTGAAACCGAGCAGCTCCCGTTGGGCGTACTCCACGCGGGGGCCGTCGCGGGTGACGCGGTCTTTCAGGCCGCGCTGGTGGGTAGCGGCGATGCGGGCGACGCTGCCGAAGAAGCCCACCACGGCGGTGTCGCCTTGGGCGGTGGCCTTGAGCCATTTGGCGGTGGAGAGTTTGCTGAACATGGCGCGCCGTTTGATGCTGCCTTGCTGGGCGCGCAGGCGCTGTTCCTTACGCGGGGCGTAGGGCGTGCCGTCCGGGTTGGTTTGGGCGCGGATGCGTTCGCGCTGGCGGCGGCGGAGATCCCGCGCCACGTTGCGGGCCAGGGCGCGTCGCTGTTGGTCGTCCAGCTTGGCGAGCAGCGGGCCGACCCACTCCTCTAGTGCTTCCATATTATCCGGCATGCGGGCCGTCCCATTCGGCTACCAGGGTGTACTCCGCCTGGGCCGCGCTGTCGCGGATCAATAGCTGCCAGCGGGTATCCGGGCAGCCGGTTGAATCAAACCGGGGCAGGGCGCGGTCGACCTTAATGTGCCCGGTCGCGCATTCCACCTTGGCGAGCACCCGTTCGCTGAGCGTTACCCGCAAGGCCACATCCACCGATTGGTGGCTGAGAATCTCGGCTTCGAAGCGGATGGCTTCAGCGGGGTCGGCGTCGGGCTGGTATTCGGCCAGCCACTGCAGCAGCGGCACGATGATGGTGTCTAGGTTCGCGCTGAAGTCGGTGAGCACGAGCTGGGCGGTGAACTGGTATTCGTGGGTGAGGTTGGGGCCACGGCGAAAGGCGATGCTGCCTTCTTCCACGAAGGTGAGAAGCCGTTCGGGGTCTTTCGCCAGGGCGGGTACCGCGTTAATCAGGTGAGCGCGTAGCAGGTGGAGCTTCTGCATGGTTGGCCTCTTGGCAGGCGATGACGGCATCGACCTCGGCGGCGCACTGTGCCCAGGCGGCTTCGGTGCGTTCTAGCTGCAGGTCGAGTTCGCCGTTGGTTTCGGGATTACTCGCGGGGAGCGTGCAGGGGCTGGGGGTCGCGCACTGATTGATGATAAGCGTCGGCACCGGTGACGGCGGGGCGGCGGCGCATCCGGATAACAGCATCAGGCAGGCGAGCGTTCGCCCAAGCGCGAAGTTCTGCATTTTCACGGTGTAGCTCCTCAATGGTGGCCAGGCGGTTGGCCGCTGTGCGGGTGAGTGTGGCCTGCTGCTGAGCGAGGGCGCGGCGCTGGCTCTCTAGGCGCATGGCGTTTTCCCAGAGCGCATCAATGACCACTTTGCTTTCTGCTTCCCGCTGCTGCGATTGGGCGAGCTGCTGCTCGACAAGATCTGCACGGGCTTCGGCGGCGTGGGTGCGTTGCCACAGCGCCCAGGTGACCAGCAGCACAAGCACCAGGATGGCGAGGGCGGCGAGTAGGCGGGTCATGGGGTGGTCTCCTGTGCTAAGCCTGCCAAGCAGATCTCTTTCTCAGTGGCGCGGCGGCTAACCAGCCCGTTGAGCCGTTTTCCCCCGGCGTAGACCCAGCGGCTTAGCTCGTGGCAGGCACCGCGCAGGTCGCCTTGGTTGAGCTTGCGCAGCAGGGTGGAGCGGGCGAAGTTGCCAGCCCCGACGTTGTAAACGAACGAGGCCAGCGCGGCGCGGGTGGGTTCCGGTAGCTCGACCTTGGCGCGGCGATCCACCACCGCGAAGGCCTCGCCGAGATCCTGCTGCAGCAGAGCGGTGCATTCGACTTGGCTAAGGGTTTGCCCCAGGCGGGCGGTTGCCGTGTGGCCGTAGCAGATGGTGGGAATGCCCACTGGGTCGCGGTAGGCGGTGGGCTCGTACCCCTCATAAAACGACACCACGGCGGTGGCGATACTGATGGCCCCGGCGGCCAGGCTGACGCCGAGCTTGGTTTTAAGACCCACGGCGGTTCTCCCAATAGTCACGTAAGCGGGTGAGGTAGCGGGGAATCAGCAGCCCGATTTGTAGCGCCAGGTAGAGCAGCGTTAGCACCGTGACCCAATCGGCGGGTGTCATACCGCCCACGTGTAGCAGCGAGACGATGGCCGGGGGCGCGGCTTTGGCGCTTTCGGTGGTGATTTCAAAGTGGTGGCTCATTCGGGCCTCGGCGGTTTAGAACGTTAATCCCACAGGTTCACCGTGGGGGCGCGTTGGGTGGCCTGGGGAATGGCAGGCAGGTTGACCGGCGTGCCGTGGGGCAGGAGCGGCCCCTGTTCTGCTAGCCCGGGGTTAGCGGCTAACACCTGCTCGGTGACGCCACGGGTGGTGCCGTAAACGCGGTAGCAAATGGCATCCAGGGTGTCGTGCTGCTGGGCGCGCACGGTGGTGGATTGAGCGAGGGTCATATCAGCTCGACCGTGCTGTGTGGCCGCCCTTCGATCTCGCTGATCGCCCAGGCTGCATCACGGCGGTAGCCATCGGCGGGGGCTTGGAGCTGTTCACCGCGCTCTCGGGCGCTGTTAGTGGCGTCATAATCGGCGTAGTGCTCCAGCAGGCTGGCGTGGGCGGTGGAGTACACGGCGCGCAGGTAGAGCACGTTGAACACTTCCGGCGACTGCCACACGGGAATGGGCAGCGAGGCCATGGTGGGGTAACCCGCTTCGACCTTGGCCTGCTGCCAGTGGCGCAGCACGCGATTGACCGTGATCATGGCGGCCTTCAGGGCGCTTTCGATGCGCGGCGGGGTGATGGTGCTGTCCAGCCGGTGGGTGGCACGAAAGTCGCTGGGCTGGATGTCTGGCCAGAAGCCGTTGTTTTCGAGCAGGCTGTCCAGCGGCTGCTCGGTGGTGTTGCTTTTGGGTGTGCCAGCCGAGATAAAGCTGCTCATCGTGCCTCCTGGTAGCGGGTAAACGTTTTTCGCGCGGGGTCGGGCGCGATGAATCAAAAAGGGGGTGGGCGGCGTTCGAGCGTGGGCGTTAAAACGTCTGGCTCTTACGTCGCGCCCCCTGACGTCGGCGGTCGACTCGGTTGGCCGCTAGCCCGTGGGCGTAGCGGCAGCGTTCTGTTTGCGTTCACGTTCCAGGCGTTCGAGGTCTTTCTTCACGCCAATGCGGTCGTTGAGCGCGAGGGCACGTTCCAGGTGGTGCTGGGCGTCGTCTAGCTGGCCGGTGGCTCGGCAGGCGTAGCCCAGCGCTTTGTGCAGCTTGGCGCGGATCTGATCGTGCATATCCGCATCCCGGGTGAGCGCTTCCACATCGACTAAGTGAATAAGCAGGGCGGTGGTGTCTGCGCCTTCTTCATCCAGCTGCTTCAGCGCCTGATCGGCGACTTCTTCAGCGATGATGGCGGCGGTGCCGCGCTCGAATTGATCCGGCGGGGTGAGGCCGTGCTTGGTGGCGTACTTAGCGATGGCAATGGCCCCGGCGAGGTCACCGGCATCAATACGCCAGAGCATCACCCGCATCAGCACGTCGTCTTGCGCACCCTGACCGGCTTCCAGCACGCCGGACACGTACTCGGCGTATTTGGGCAGGATCTCGCGCTTGATCTCGGCTTTGCGCTCCATGGATTGGGTGGATTTGAGCAGGCGATAGTCTTCAAACAGCGCGGCTTGCATCAGCTCATACGCTTCGCCTTGCATGGGGGCTTCTCCCGCGTCAGCGGCGGCGAGGGCCGCGCTGACGCGTTCAAAGTGGCGGCGGGCTGGGCTGGTCATCGTGTCTCCTTAACCGTTCACTGCTGCTGGGGACATCTCGATGTTTTCCACCAGGCAGCCCGCGCCGAAGTCTTCCACCACGTAGGCGTCGTTGGAGGACTCGTAGTTCTCAATGCGGTTGCGCTTGGGGTTTTCGGTGACGAAGCGGCGGCGGGCGCCGTTCTGCCAGTAGACCGAGAGGTTATCCAGGGTGGTGACCATCAGCGCGTTATCGGGGAAGAAGGGCACATCCATGCCTTGCAGCCCGCCGATGCGCTTCTGGCTGATCACTAGGTCGGCGGCCAACTGCTCGCTGGGCGGTAGCTGGTTGAGCAGCGGGAAGTACTTATCTGACATCAGGTTGCGGCCGAGGATGACCACTAGACCGGGCAGGCGGCGGAACCAGGGGTCAATCAGGCTGTTGACCATGTCTTGCACTAGCGCGTCGAGGGTGGCGTAGTCACCGACGATGCCCGTTTTTTTGCCCTCTGCGTCTTCTGTGGCCGTGTGGTCGATTAGGATCTTGCCGCTGGTTTTGCCGTCCTTCATTACTCGCTGGGGAGCCTGGGTGCGGTAGTGCTGCAGCCAGCCGATGTTGACGTCTTCCAAGTACGGGTTGGCGACCGGGTCGGTTTGCGCGGCGGCGGAGGTGCCGTTGAAGCCGATCATCATGCGGTCCAGCGCCTGCTGGCGAACGATGACATCGCGCACCATGGCCTGGAAGTTGGGGAACTTGGCCCAGGCATCCAGCTTGGCGTACCCCAGGTGGGTGTCGAATTCGGTCATTCGGCACTCGTAGCCTTGGGCATCCAGCGTGGTGAGGTCGCGGGTTTTGCGGTCCTGGTTGGCGACGTTGGTACGGGCGGCGATGGGGCCGGTAACGCCGAGGGCGAGCTTTTCACCTTTCAGCTCATCGACGCCGACCATGTTGATGCGCGAGAGGAAGTCGCTGGATTCCTGAATGCGCTTTTCCAGCCGCTGCTGAATGGTCGGGTCGACGGCAAATTTCTGGGTGGCGTCTGGGACGCCGTTGAGCTTCGCCACCTGGGCGGCGAAGTTGTTGAAGTGCTTGCGGGTATCGTTGCGCATGGGCGTCTCTTAGCAGTCGGTTTCGATGTCGGTGTCGCCGCCGGTGGCGGGCGTTCGGGCCGGGCGGTTGGGGGTGCTGTCGAGCTGGGTGTAGAGCGCGTCGAACTCTTTTTTCAGGGTCTCGTGGGCGCTTTTGAGCTCATTGAAGGCGGCTTGCGTGGGGCGATTTTTCAGGGCGTCGTTCAGCGCCTGGTGTTTTTCCACGAACAGGCCCAGGGTCTCTTCCAGCTCGCTGCGGAAGGCCTCAAAACCGGCGGCGCTTTTGGCGTCCTGCTTTTTGAACAGCGCTTTGACCCGCTCGGCCAGCGTGGGGCCTTGCTCTTGAGGTTCATCACTAAACGAAAGATCGGTTTCCAGCGCTTCGGAAAAGAGGTTCTCCGGGCGCTGTTTACGGGCGGCCAGCGGGGAGTTTTTGCCCTCAGAAGCGCTGAACTTAAGCATGGAGGTGCCGAGGGAGGCGGGGGAGTCGGTGACTGCCAGCCCGACCAGGTAGGCTTCACCGGTGTCGGCAAAGTCGAGGTCGATCTCCATGGAGGTGTAAACCTTCTGGCGTTTTTCGACCATGGCCTTGAGTTCGTCGGTGGGGTCGATCTCGGCATAGAGGCCGAGCTTGCCGTCGTCGCCTTCCTCGGTTTTGAGCGCGGTCACGTCGCCGTAGGCTTTGAAGGGGCCTTCCGGCAGCAGGCCTTTGATGTGTTCCATATTGACCCGGCAGCCGTACTTGGCGGGGTCGAAGTTGGCGGCCATTTGGGTGAGCCATTCGGCGCTGATGGTGCGGCCATCGGTGGTTGCGCCTTCTTGTGCGATACGGTGCCAGGGCATGGTCGGGCCTCGGTGAGTGGGTGGGCGTTTGGCTGCGGTCAGGTTCCCCGCAGTGGGGCCTTGGCTCAATGAGGGCTGGGTGTAAGTGGTGTTACTTACATCGGGCGGGGCAATCGTGACTGTGCCTGCGCGGGTACGCTGGCGGCATGACAGCCCAAGCCCCAATCGACGACGACCAGCACCGACTTTCCGCCCGCCATCTCTATTGGATGGGGTGGCGGATTGCGCGCATTGCCGAGTTCCTGGATTTGCCACGGGCCACCGTGGATTCGTGGAAGAAGCGCGACGCCTGGGACGAGGCCACGCCGACCCAGCGAGTAGAGGGGGCGCTGGAAGCACGCCTGGTGCAGCTGATTTGGAAGGAGCAGAAAGAGGGCAAGGATTTTAAGGAGATCGACCTGCTGGGCCGCCAGATTGAGCGGCTAGCCCGTGTGCATAAGTACCAGGGCAGTGGGAAGGAAGCTGACCTAAATCCCAACATCGAGCGCCGCAACGAGGGGCCGAAGAAGAAGCCCGCCCGTAACGATGTGGGCGATGAAGGGGTGATTCAGATTGTCGAGGCGTTCGAGGCCTCGCTGTTCGATTACCAGCGGGGCTGGTACCGGGCGGGGCAGCATGAGCGCATTCGTAACCTGCTCAAAAGCCGCCAGATCGGCGCGACCTGGTACTTCGCCCGTGAGGCGATTGCCGATGCCATGGAGACCGGCAAAAACAAGATCTTCATGAGTGCGAGTAAGGCCCAGGCGCACATCTTCCGCCACTACATTGTGCAGTTCGTGAAGGAAGTGACCGGGGTGGAGCTTAAGGGCGACCCGATCATTCTCGCCAACGGTGCGGAGCTGCACTTTCTGGGCACTAACGCTAAAACCGCCCAGGGCTACCACGGCGATACCTACCTGGATGAATACTTCTGGATTCATGGCTTCGAGACGTTCCGCAAGGTGACGTCGGGCATGGCCATGCACAAGAAGTGGAAACAGACCTACTTCAGCACGCCTTCTTCGGTGGCCCATGAGGCTTACCCGTTCTGGACCGGCGACCGGTTCAACAAACGCCAGAAAAAAGCCGACCGGGTGAAGATCGATGTGAGCCACGCGGCGCTGAAAAACGGGGCGCGGGGGCCGGATGGCCAGTGGCGGCAGATCGTGACCATTGAGGATGCGATTGCCGGGGGCTGTGACCTGTTCGACATCGACCAGTTGCGCCTGGAGTACAGCGACGATGAGTTTGCGAACCTGCTGATGTGCGAGTTCGTGGACGATACGCAGAGCGCTTTCCCGCTGGCGATGATGCAGCGCTGCATGGTGGATAGCTGGGATGCCTGGCGGGATCTGAAACCCTTCGCGCCACGGCCGTATGGCGAGCATCCGGTATGGATTGGTTACGACCCGGCGGGGGATGGTGAGGATGGCGATGGGGCAGGGTTGGTGGTGGTCGCGCCGCCGAAAACCGCTGAGAGCAAGCACCGCATTCTTGAACGCCATCGCCTCAAAGGGCGCGACTATGAAGCCCAGGCGGAATTTATCCGCAGCGTGACCCGCCGCTATAACGTGACCTTTATCGGCATTGATACCTCGGGCCTGGGTGAAGCCGTGGCCCAGCTGGTGGCGAAGTTCTTTCCCACCGTCACCCGGTACCGCTATACCCCGGAAATGAAGTCGCGCCTGGTGATGCAGGCGCAGCAGATCATCAACAAGGGGCGGCTTGAATTCGATGCTGGCTGGGTGGATCTCGCCCAGTCGTTCATGGCGATCCGCCGGGAGCTGACCGCCTCCGGCCGCCAGATGACCTACACCGCAGGGCGCAATCACCAGACCGGCCACGCTGACTTGGCTTGGGCGACCATGCACGCCTTACACAATGAGCCTCTTGATGGCCCCGCCGACCATGGCACGGGCCGTTCCCTAATGGAGATGTACGGATGAGCGACGCGGCAGCAAAGCCACGGGTGCGCGTGCCCGCTTACGTGACAGACACCGACACCACCGCCGCGCCTGCCAAAGCGGAGGCGTTTAGCTTCGGTGAGCCGACGCCGGTGATCGATGGGTACGATTTTTTTTATACCGGCTGCTGGATGCTGGGCAACGAGTGGTACGAGCCGCCGGTGGATTTCCCCGCACTGGCCCAGACCTACCGCGCCACGGCGCACCACGGCTCGGCCATCCAAGTGAAGCGCAATATTCTGGTGCGTTCGTTCATTCCTCACCCGCTGTTGAGCCGCCAGGCCTTCAGCGCGCTGGCCACCGATTACCTGGTGTTTGGCAACTGCTACCTGGAGCGGATCTTCGGCCGTTTGGGCAGGCTGCTGGCCTTGAAGCCCGCGCGGGCGAAGTACGTTCGCCGTGGAGCGGATCTCAAACGTTACTTCTGGGTGCCCAACTGGTCGGAGCGCAGCGAGTTTGACGAGGGCAGCATCATCCACCTGTTAGAGCCGGATATTAACCAGGAGGTGTACGGCGTGCCGGACTACCTGGGCGCGCTGCAGTCGATCTTCCTCAACGAGAACGCCACGCTGTTCCGGCGCAAGTACTACCTGAATGGCTCCCACGCGGGGTTCGTGATGTACGTTTCTGACGCCGCCCACAACCAGGAGGACATCGACGCCATGCGCACCGCGCTGAAGGAGTCTAAAGGCGTGGGCAACTTCCGCAACCTGTTCCTGTACAGCCCCAACGGCAAGAAAGACGGCATCCAGATCATCCCGATCTCTGAGGTGGCCGCGAAGGACGACTTCGCCGCGATCAAGAACATCACCCGCGATGACCAGCTCGCTGGCCACCGCATCCCCCCGCAGCTGATGGGCATTATCCCCAACAACACTGGTGGCTTCGGCGACGTGGAGAAAGCCGCCAAGGTGTTTGTCACCAACGAGCTGGAGCCGGTGCAGGCGGTGTTCAGTGAGATCAACGATGTGCTGGGGGAGGAGGTGATTCGGTTTAAGGAGTATTCGTTGGCTTCTGCTAGTGAGCCACCCGCTGACCCTATTCGTTAAGACACATCCAACCAAAACGCCGCCCGATTGGGCGGCGTTTGCGTTAGGTGGAAGCAATCTGTGGCGGCGCCGGGGGCAGGTGGGTGGCGTTCCATACGTCTAATGGTTCAGTGGGCAGGCCAATCGCATCATTCACCTGCCGTAGGGCGCAGTGCAGGTTGAATCGTTCCCGTGGGTCTTCGTTCCTGGCAAGCTCCCGCGCTAGGGTGCGGCTTTGTTCCTGCAAAATGAGCAGGTAGCGGAACTTCGGCGTGTCCTTGATGCGTTTCCGCACCTGTTCCAGTGGCTGCACCTCCGTCGCCTGCTGCTTTAACAGCGCCACGGCTTGGCGTTCACGATGGATAAAGTAGCGCCGCACCTTGCGGCCCATGGCATTGTTTTCGATCATCGCCAGTTCTTTGGCCATTCCAATCGTCAGGTGGTAGTCGATAGATCGGCGGTCACCACCGCGCCCAGATTTTTGATTCCCCAAATCGGGGGAATCAAAAGTGGCGGCTGTTTGATTACTCAAATTTGAGGAATCAAACTCCTCATCCTGACTTTCTCCCAAATTTGGGGAAAAGTCGCTTTTTTCATAAGTGTTTGATTCCAGGGCTCGCCAATTTTGGTGAGTAGCTTTATGACCTTTGCCAGCCATCATCTCAACAGTGATGTAGTCCTCGCCCTCTATAAATCCATACTGCGCAATTCGATTGCGAAACCAAGTCGAGAAGTCGCGCCCCACTTCCAAAAACTCATGTAGGTCACGGGCGTTGCACAGCAGCGCTTCCTCCGATTGAAACACCGGAATCATCATATCGTTCATGGGTTTCTCCTTTGCTAACAATCGATTAGTGGACTTGCTGCTGTAGGCGCTCAAGATAGCGGCCCGCAATCGCGGCACCGTCTACCATGTGGCTGTACATCGCTTTGCCTGCCGGGGAACCTAGCTGGCTAAGCGCCTCGTAAAGATGGTACTGGCGGTCAAGCTGCCGCAGCGCCTGCATATGGTGGCACAGGGCATACAGGTTGGTGCAGTCGCTGCTGTCCAGCGGGCTGGCGGTGGGTATGGCGGGAAGTGGGGCACAGGCGGCAATGAAATTGCAGGCGTTGTTTAACTCATCGGCTGGGATCAGTTCGGCCCTGGGCACGTTGAAGCGTGTGTGTACCAATCCCCATAGCTGGGAACGCGCTTGGCGCTGTTGGGCGCTCGGCAAACGTTTGAGCTTTTTGCCAATCAATTCATGCAGGATATGCAGGCCATCGGTACCGATAGTGGTCGAAGAAATATCGTAGTAGCCATACTTGCGGATAGCGGGCAGCACCTCGGCGGTCACCCACTTCTTGAACCGACGTGCTTCGGTTTTACGGCTGCGTAGTATCAGGGAATACAGACCAGACTCATTGATTAGTATGGGTTTTCTACCCGAACCCGAATACTGTTCGTGTTTACGTTTCTCGTCGTCGTCCAACCCGATCAGCGCTTTGTTGGTGTCACGCAGATCCAACGCAGCGCATACATCCATGGCAAAAAACCACGGCTGTTCGTCAATCAACAGCGTGCGGACTTCTTGGGTATCGAATTGGAAAGGAATGATATGAGCAGCCATGGGATGGCCTCCGTATAAGTTTAAGTATGCAGACATCCAGTTAGTAGCTGGAAGCCGGGTCTCAACTAGAGCCTTATACGAAGCTCCGGGCCTATTCCCGCGATGCGGTATTGTATTACGCCTCTCGACCCGGCCATAAACCTGTGTATGGCAGGAAGCGCCGTCTTTCAGGCACAAAGAACCGCAAAGCTGTCGGGTGCGGATACCGCGTATAAGTTCTAGTACCCACGACTCTAGCGGCACCGCCCCCGGCTGTCAATCAAGCCGCCCGCACCCCCTGGCGCGCCGTCGACTCCCCGCCCCGCCTGCGCGCTAAACCTGTGTGTTTTTATGCACCCATGCACATGCCGCTAAACCGCGCCGTTACTGGGGCCTGCGGCCATATTCTGTACGCCCATTTTCATGCGGAATCATGCGAATTTCTTCGAACAGAGGATGGTGTGATTTTACAGAGGGAGTAGGGCATAGAAGCAAGGGGGTATCGGAAAAAGGTAACCTGAGTGATCTGCCTATTTTTTCTTCATAAGTCACTGAATTTATGTTGATTGTCGATTACCCCAAAAAGGTAATAAAAGGTGATGTAAAAGGTAATTTTTGAGTAACTTATTGATAGTAAATGATTTTTATAGATGAACAATTCACCTTTATAAAAGGTAATGTGGTTACCTATCGATCACCTTTTTATTACCTTTTGAACGTCTGTTTTAATTCATTTATTTTCAGAAGGTTAGGTCTTTTTCGTGAGGTTGATTACCTTTATTACCTTTTTCCGAGACCCCCAAACATTCCCGCCAACCCTGCACATGTGACGTGCGCACGCACGTGATAATGACGTTGCTGCCAAAAGCTCGGGAACAAACTGGGAATGCCTTGGTGCTGTCAGTCGCGATAGGTCATAATAGAATCAGTCAGTTAGGCAGTAGAAGGGAGGTCAGTGTGGTTTCGAATCCCTCCCTCTCCGCCACAGAATTTAAAAAAGCCCGCTGAGCAATCAGCGGGCTTTTTTGTGTCCGAGATTTTCGCGAATAAACAAACAGCGCTCATGCCTTAGCGTGCAGAATGCCTCCTCCACCGACACAAGAGTTGCCCTGACAACCCACGATCCGTCTATACTCGAGAAAAGTCACCCGACTAGGCTGCCCATGTCCGTTGATTTGCAGGCGCTTTATCCTAAGCTGATTCATTTGATGCTCGACGCTGTGTTCGTCGTGGATGCGGATCATAAGATTCTTTTTGTCAGCGATGCCTGCGAATCGCTGCTGGGTTACCGTGCCGATGAGCTGGTAGGCACGCTAATTACTCACTATATGCACCCGGAAGATTTGGCTATAACCAAAGCCTCCATTAGGCGGGTGATGAATGGGCAGCCCCATCTCGATTTTCGTAACCGCTACCTACATAAGAACGGCAGCGTGGTGCATGTGCTTTGGTCGGCCCGTTGGTCGGATGAAGAGCAGGTGAGAATTGGCGTTGCTCGAGATGTAACCGCTCAGGTGCAAGCGGAAGACGACCTGCGCTTTCTTGCACATCACGATCCGCTCACCAAACTGACCAATCGTTCATTGTTTTACGGTCGTTTGGAGGCAGCGTTAAGTACGGCAAAGCGCTATCAAAACCGTTTTGCGCTGCTGTTTTTAGATGTAAACGACTTCAAACGAATTAACGATGTGCATGGCCACGCGGTGGGAGATGCGGTGCTTTGCGAGGTAGCTCGCCGTTTGAGTGGCTGCGTGCGTGAGACTGATACGGTGGCACGTATGGGGGGCGATGAATTTACGGTGATATTAACCGACGTTCACTCTAAAGAGGCCGCCATCGAAAAAGCTGCCCAAATACTGGAGGTGCTCTCTGAACCGCTCGCGGCAGAGGTAGGAGGGGCGGATATGCGGGATATCGGCATGCCGTCTTGCAGTGTGGGTGTGGCCACCTACCCAGAAGACGGCAAAGATGCTGATACGCTACTGAATTATGCAGACGTGAAAATGTACCGAATGAAAAGGCGTCGTTCGCGTTAG